GTTCGACGCCTCGCGCGTCGACGCCGCACCCGATCTGCGTCGCGTGGTCGTGGCGATTGACCCGGCGGTCACGGCACACGAGGGCAGCGACGAGACGGGCATCGTCGTGGCCGGGCTCGGCCTCGACGGGCGCGTGTACGTCCTCGAGGATGTGAGCGGCACCTACCCCGCCGAGCAGTGGGCGCGCCGCGCGGTCGAGGCGTTCCGCCGGCACCGCGCTGACCGCATCGTATGCGAGGTCAACAACGGCGGCGACCTCGTCGCGTCGGTGCTCCGCGCGGTCGATCGCAGCGCTCCCGTTGTGCAGGTGCGAGCGACACGCGGCAAAGCGCTGCGCGCCGAGCCCGTGGCTGCGCTCTACGAGCAGGGTCGCGTTAGTCACGTGGGCTCGCTATCGAGGCTCGAAGACCAGTGCGCCTCGTGGGATCCGGCGAGCGACGCGCGTTCGCCTGATCGGCTCGACGCGCTCGTGTGGGCGATCACCGACCTCGTGATTGATCGCGCCGCGCCGCTTGCGTCGCCGCCGCCAATGTTGGTACGCTCGCAACGCCGCGAATGGTAGACACGATCACAGGCTACGAGGCGTCTGCGCTACGCGCTCCACCGAGCGCATTTCTCGCGCGCGCGCCGTACAACGATCGTTTCCAGTACCGCCTCGGCAGCGCGCTCACGCCGCAGGCGCTCACGGCGATCCAGCGGCAGGCCGACATCGGCTACCTCTACCAATGGGTCGACGCGCTCGATGAGCTGCGCGAGGCAGACCCGCACCTCCACGCCGAGCTCTTCCGACGCGAGGCGATGGTCGCTGGCGCCGCGTGGGATATCGAGGCACCGGAGGACTCGGGCGACGCGGGCGCAAAGATCGCTGACTACGTCAAGCGCGTGCTGTGCGAGCTGGACGGCCGCGGCGACATGGCGCTGTCTTTCCCCGATCTGCTGCATCACCTCCAGCAGGGCGTCTACTACGGTCGGTCGATCGCCGAGGTAATCTGGTCGCAGGACGGTCGACGCCCGATCAGCGCGGAGTTCGTTCACCCCCGACGCCTCGCGTATGCGACCGATTGGCGAATCCATCTCTGGGACGCGACAGGCTCTGGCACGGCGATCAACGTGCCACGCACCGACGCAGAGCAGGCGTTTGCTCAGTTCCCCGGCGTGCCGCTAGACCTCTTCCCCGCGGGCAAGTTCGTCGTGCATCGCCCGCGCGTCCGCGGAGGCTATCCGACGCGCGAGGGACTCGGCCGCACCGTGTGCTGGTACTCGCTTTTCAAGCGGTTCTCCATGCGCGATTTCCTCGCGTTCGCCGAGTGGGCTGGTCGCGGTCTGCGGGTCGGGCAGTACAGCAGCGGCACAGGCCCTGATGCGCCCGTGCGCGCGGCGCCGGAAGACGTCGCTGCGTTGCAGGACGCGCTGGAGGCAATGTCGAGCACGATCTCTGTCGTGATCCCCGACACGACGCAGCTCAAGGTGCTCGACGCGCCGAACGTGAACGCAATCCATGAGCACCTCGTGGCGGTCTGCAACGCCGAGATGTCGAAGGCAATCGTGGGCAGCACGCTCGCGAGTGACGTCGGTGCCACGGGCGGCAACCGGGCGCTCGGCGAGGTGCACGAGCGAGTCACCCTGATGATCGCAGCGCGCGACGCAGAGGTGCTCTCGGCGACGCTCAAGCGCGATCTGATCGCGCCGATGGTCGAGCGGCAGTTCGGTCGCGGCGCTCCAGTGCCGACGATCCGATTCGCGACCGATCCCGGTCAAGACCTCGACGCGCTGGCGAAGCGCCTCGACGTGGCGGCGCGAGCCGGGATCGCCATCTCGCAGGCTGACGCGCGTCAGCTGCTCCAGATCCCCGATCCCGCCGAGGGCGCGCCGCTCATGGTGCCGCGGTGACTGACGTCGACCTTACGCCCCCGCAGGGCGCGCAGGAGGCAGCGCGCCGTGCCCTTGCAGCGCGCGCAAAGAAGCCGCCGTCGCAGCGCGGCATGACGTCCGTTGGCCTCGCTCGCGCTCGCGATCTTGCCAACGGCAAGAGCCTCTCGCCCGATACCGTGCGGCGGATGAAAGCGTTCTTCGACCGCCACCAGAAGGACAAGCAGGGCTCGTCGTGGGACGAGCAAGGCAAGGGCTGGCAGGCGTGGAACGGCTGGGGCGGCGACGCGGGCTACGCGTGGGCGCGCAAGGTCGTGCGGCAGTTGGAGTCGAGAGAGATGAGCGAGTCGAGCATTCACGCGCCGAGCGTGCCGATCACGATGGCTGCGGATCCCGTCTCGCAGTCCGTAATCCAAGTCGCCCGGGCGGGAGCCTTCAAGGGGCATCCGCAGGGCGGATTTGCGATGGACGGGGAAACCTTCGCGGGGATCATTCGGAATTTCGCCGCGTCAAAAAACCGCCGCGTGCCCGTCGACTACGAGCACGCGACCGAGATGGTGAGCGCGCCAGGCGTGCTCCAGCACGGCGCGCCTGCGGTCGGATGGGTCACGGCGCTGGAGATGCGCGGCGACGACCTCTGGGCCGTCGTCGATTGGGTCGACACGAACGCCGTCGAAGCGATCCGCAGCGGTCGCTACGCTTACTGCTCTCCCGCGATTGTGTTCGGCGCCGTCGATCCTGAGAGCGGCGAGAACATCGGCGCGCGGCTCACATCCGTCGCGCTCACGAACCGGCCGTTCCTCGACGGCATGGAGCCCCTTACGGCGCGCGACCCGCGCGTCGCATCGCTCTCGCCTGAGAGCGTGCACGTACCCGCGGCCGCCAAGGCCGAAAGGACACCCAAGATGGAAGACGAAAAGAAGATGGCGGATATGCCCGCCCCGCCGCCCAACAAGACGATGGCGCGGCTCCGCGCGATGGCCGCGAAGTACATGGCCATGGACGAGCACGAGGCGACCGAGAACGAGATCGTCGACGCCATCGAAGGCCTGCTTGAGAAGTTCGAGCAGTCGCAGATGGCCGAAGCGGCGAACATGAGCGATCGTGTGATCGCTGAGGGCCGCGCCCCCGCCGCCGCTCGCGATCGTCTCGCGAAGCTCTGCCGCGCCGACCGCGCGACGTTCGACGCGCTCTACCCCGGGGGCGAGGCCCCTGCGGCCGACGCCAAGCTCATGAGCGCGCGCGTTGCCCCGCAGGGCGGCGCCCCCGCCGAGCGCGCCCCCGCCGCCCCTGTGCGCCACGCCGACGCCGCCGCGGATCGCGCGGCGCGCCTGATGTCGGCCGGAACGCTCGACTACAGGACCGCCCTTCTGCAGGCCTCGCGCGAGCTCCGCGATGAGGCTCTCCAGCCCATCACCGCCATCCTCGGAGGCCTCAAGTGACTACGTCCCGTCGCAACATCCAACTCGTCGCCCCTTTCGCCGTGTCGTCGCTGACGGCCGTCGAGGGCGCCGTGCTCGTGCAGGGCTCGGCTGACAACAGCGCCGCTCTCCCCGCGGGCGCCGACCCGAACCCCGTGAGCGTCGCCCTGCTCGGGCTCTCGCTCTTCGCCGTGACCTCGACGCAGACCGGCGCTGACGTCGTGACCGCCGGCATCTTCCCCGGTGTCGCTGCCGCGTCGATCTCGCGCGGGCAGGCGCTCACCGTCGCCAACACCAGCGGTGGCGTGAAGGCGGCTGCCCCGGCCGCGGGAGCGAACGTCGCGATCATCGGCTACGCCATGGAAGACGCCTCGTCGGGCGAGCGCGTAGCCATCGACATCCGCATCGGCGCCCTGCAGGGCGCGTGAGGTAGAGACCGTGAACATCAACGAACTCCAGCAGCAGATCCTCGGCGCTCACGGCATGGGCGCTGGCGACGTGGCTCACGTCATGAGCCTCTCGCCGTCGACGGTGCACATCGACCGCGCGCTCACGAGCCTGGTCGCGCAGTACAACAACCGCGATTACATCGCCGACTACGCCCTGCCTGTGCTGACCGTGAAGCACCGCTCGGACAAGATCTTCGCGTTCCCGGTGACCACGATGCAGGAGATCGCCGACTCGGCGGTGGCCGGCGTCCGTGGGCAGGTGAGCGAGGTGAAGTACTCGCTCAACTCGAACCTCACCTACGCCGTGAGCGATTACGCGCTCATGGATTTCGTGAGCAACGACGAGATCGCCAACGCCGATGCGCCCCTGCAGCCGAAGATCTACGCGCAGGACATCGTGATGAACTTCCTCATGCTCGCGCGTGAGAAGCGCGTCGCCGACGTGGTTTTCGGGTCGGGCAACTACGGCGCGAACACCGCCGCGCTCTCGGGCGCCGACCGCTGGGACACCGCCACGAGCGACCCTATCCAGAAGATCGAAGACGCCATTGAGTCGTGCTTCGTTCGCCCGAACACGATGATCATCGGCGCGCAAGCGTGGATCAAGCTGCGACAGAACCCCAAGGTGCTGCAGTACATCCTCTCGCGCGCTTCGACCGCCGCGGGCGCCGTGCCGATGCGCGTGAACGAAGAGCTCTTCGCGGAGGCGTTCGGCCTCGACGAAGTGCGCATCGGTCGCGCGAAGTACAACACCGCGGCCGAGGGCGCCACCGCGTCGTCGGGCTACCTCTGGGGAAAGTCGTGCGCGCTCATCCGCGTCGAGAAGACCCCCTCGCCCCGGGCGACGAGGACCTTCGGGTACACGTTCCGCTTCGGCGCCATCGAGACGCGCGAGATCGTCGACAACCTCCGCGGCGTTCGCGGCGGCGTGTTCCTCAAGACGTCGCACTCCGACTCCGAGTTCGTGATCGGTGGCGAGACGACGGGCTTTCTCTACACAACGGTCGTCTCCTGATGGCACGGCGCCGCGCGACACAAGCGGCGCCGACGCCGCGAGAGCCTGCGGAGACTAGCGCCCCGTCGTTGGTTCCGCAGGCACCTCGCTACCTCGCTCGCGTGGTGATCCACGCGGGCTACGGGATCACGTATCAACCAGGCGACGAGATCCCCGAGCGCGTTGCGTTCGACGGGTTCACCGAGGGTAGAGAGTATGACCGAGCAGACGACGATCGCGACCTCGGCTGATCTCACTGCGCGCCTGTCGACGCAGGTATACACACGGCTCTTCGCGAAGAACGGCGGGAGCACGGTAGATACGACGTTCCGTGATCTGTGCATCGCAGAGGCGAACTCACTGTTCCGCACGATGACCCGCGTTGCGTTCGCACAGGGCGTCTACGCGACGACGGACACGGTTGACCCGGCGCTCGTCGGTTGCGTCGTCGACCTCGCTTGCGAGATCGCCGCGCGGCGCCACGGGCTGTGGGACGAGCAGGGGAGCTTTGCCGAGCAGGGGCGTCGTGCGCGCGAACTGATCAAGCAACTCAACCGCGACGCCGATGCGCGCGCCCCGGGCTCGACGCAGACGCCTCCGTTGCCTCGGGCGCAGGCGCTCAACGTGCAGACCTCCGTCGGGCAGAACACGAACGTCTGGAACCGCATCGCCGACTACAAAGACACAGGCGGCTTCTGATGTCGCTGGTGGGCGCCGTCGACGCAATGCGCTCTGCGGTCGTGCGCGCGCTGCCTCCGGCGCTCGCGGCAGGAGGTCGTCTTGTCGCGGCGTTCGCGAAGGCAAATCACCCATACGTCAACCGCACCTTCCGCCTGCAAACAAACACCGAGTACCAGTTCACCGAGGGCTCGTTCGAGGCGGGCTATCGCGTGCGCGTAGACGGCGGGATGCCGTACGGATCGTTCGTCGAGAACGGCACAATCCGCTCGCGTCCCTACCCGTTCATGTGGCCCGCATGGCGCGCGATGCGTGATACTGTCGCCGAAGTAGTCGCCGCCTCCATGGTCGGCGCAATCGAGCGTCTTCCATGAGCCTCGCCACAATCGACTCTGCGATCCTCACCGCGCTTGCGGGCGCCGTTGCGGTGCCTGCTACGAGCTCCGCGCCGTTTGCGCTCGCGGGGCGCTACGCAGGCCCCGTGACCCGCGAGGGACTATCGCGCGTCTGCGGCGGTCAATTCCCGTCGGCGCTCCTGCGGTTCGACGGAGAGCAGCCGCAGCGCATCGTCAACACGCTGGCCGGTGTTGAGGACCGAGGCATCGCGACGTGGTCGATCATCGTTGCGCTCGAGGAGCCGCGCGCGGTCGACGACGCAATCAACCAAAGCGCTGCGGGCGCTGCGGGCATCCTGCAGTGCCTCGACGTAGCCATTGGCGCCGTCAACGGTCTGATCGTAACGCCCGCCGGTACGACGTGGCGTGATCGCCCACTGCGAGCCGCCGCAGCCGTGCCAGAGCTCGTCGACGAGGGCGTCTGCTACGCCTACTCGGTGCGCATCGAGGCCATGCGCGACCTCGACCAGGCGACCAACACCGACCCGGGCGCAGGCCTGCCAGAGCTCAACCCCGTCGTCGGCGCCGTCGATCTTGAGGGCACCGCGTTCGAGAGCAGCCCGTTCGTTTCATTCACCTCGGAGCCCAACCCATGATGCTGTTGATTCAAGCCGTTGAGGGCCGTCACCTCTCAATGGTCGACGCGCGCGGCGTCGCCCTTCGGGGGCGATTCGCCGGTCGCGACAGGGCCGGTGCGCCCCTCGCCGATGGCGAGCTCGTGCCCGATCACATCCACTATCGCCGCGCGATCTCGCGTGGTGACGTCGCCCTCGTGGCAGAGCAGGAGTAGCAATGGCGATCTCGATTCCCGGCCTCGCGGCGTCGACGAAGACCCCGAGTGTCTATCTCAACGTTGTGCTCGGTGGCCCCGGCACGAGCGCGGGTGCAGCCCCGCAGAAGATCCTGCTGATCGGAAACAAGATCACGACGACTCTCACGGGCGCCGCTCCGGCGTTCGAGGTCGGCATGGGTCTGATGGCCAACGCGACGCCGACTTTCTGTGCGTCGACCGGTGACGCGCTCCAGCTCGCGGGACAGGGCTCGGAACTGCATCGGATGGCGCGCGCCGTGTTTGCGCAGGATCCGACCGCCAACGTGTGGCTCGCGTCGTGCGCCGAATCGGCGGGCGCGGCAGCTTCGGCAGCGCTCACGGTCGCCACGACGGCGACGGGCGCGTTCTCGGTGCGTCTGCGCCTCTGCGATCAGGTGCTCGACGTTGCCGTAGCGTCGGGCGACACCGCGACGAGCATCGCGACGAACATCGCGACCGCGATCAACAACGCGGCTGACCTCCCGTACACGGCGCAGTTCGCCCTCGGCGTCGTGACGATCACGGCGAAGAACAAGGGGTTGCGAGGCAACTCTCTGATCGTCGACGCGTACATCACCGCGCCCTTCACGCCGATCGAACTGCGGATCACGTCGTCGTCGACCGCGTCGCCGTTCGGCACGACGTTCCAGTGGACGTCGGTCGGCTCGGTGATCGGGCAGGAATACCCGCTCTCGGGCGGCACGACGGCGGATTCCATCGCCAACGTGCTCGCGTCGGTCGCGGCGATGAAGTTCGATCGCATCGTGGTCGCCTCGAACGACGCGACGAACGTCGGTCGGCTGGTCACGCATCTCGACAGCCTCGCAGCCGTCACCGTGGGCCTGCGTCAGCAGGGCATCGCGACGACCATCGACACGCTCGCCAACGCGACGACGCTTGCCACCGGGCGCAACGCCTCGCGTCTCCAGATTGCGTGGCACTACGCGTCGAAGATCCCCGGCCCTGAGGTCGCCTCCACGGTAGCCTCCGCGCGACTCGCGGGTGACGGATCGCTCGGTGGTTCGCTCGTGGGCGAGTCCAGCGACCCCGCTGCGAACCTCGACGGCGTCCAGCTCGCCACCGTGCTCGCGCAGACGGGCATCGCCGATCAGCCGACGTCGACGGAGGTCGAAAGCGCGCTCAACAACGGACTCGCGGTGCTCACCCCGAGCGGCGCGCGCCCCGGGTTCTGCGTTCTCGCGCGCAGCATCACGACGCGCTCGCTCTTCAACAGCACGCCGAGCTACTCGGTGATCGACACGGCGTTCGTGACCGTGTGCGACTACGTCGCCGACGATCTGCAGATCAGCATCGCGACGACCTATCAGGGATTCAAGCTCGGCGCTGACAGCGCGAGCGGGCTCCCGCCGCTCTCCCCGCGCGTGACGACGCCCTCGCTCGTGCGATCGTACATCCTCGACCGTCTCGCGGGCTACGAGGCTCGCGCGATCCTGCGCGACGTAACGGTCAACGCGTCTCTTCTCGTGGTCGAGGCCGACTCCGTAGTGAGCGGTCGCCTCAACTGCGAGATTCCCTGCGAGCCCGTCTCGGGCCTGCACATCGTCGCTGGCAACGTGCGCCAGCTCGCGAGCCTGTGAGGAGCTGACAGATGGCAACCGTATATTCAGGACCGGGCTTCGTGACTATCAACGCCGTGCCGGTGCTGCAGTCTTCGAGCATCGACTTCGACGTCGACACGCAGAACAAGGACGTGCAGACGCTTCTGCTCGGCACCGCCGGGTTCAGCGTCGGGCCGCAGAAGGTAATGGTCCGTGTCGACAACGCAATCCCGCAGTCGGGCATGGAGTTCAACTGGGTCGCGCTCGCGCTCGCGCAGCAGGTCGTGACGCTCGGGTTTCGCCTCGCCGGCACGACCTACACGTGCACGGGCGACATCCGCACCGTCAAGGCGGGCACGAAGGTGGCCGACGCCAACACCGTCTCGTGGGAGTTCCACGGGAAGATCACTTCGGGGCCGTGACGTGGTAGCCTGCGCGCGTGAGCGATCTTGACCGCTTCCGCGTAGGCTCTCCTCTCGCAAAGCTCCTCGCGGGTCGCGCGCGCCCGCACAAGGCCTTCGACCTCGACATCGTACGCCTCGACGGCAAGAGCACTGTGCGCCTGGCGGTGCAGGCGCTCACTGCCGACGACGCCGCGCGTGCTCATGCCGAGGCCATAAAGTGGCTCGTGAGCACGGGCGGGTGGCACCGCGAAGACCTCATCGGCGACGCGGGCGATGCGGTGCTGAACCTCGAGGTGATGGTGCAGACGCTCGCGCGCGCGCTGGTCGATCCTGAGAAGCCCGACACGCTCTTCGCTGCCGACGCGGCAGAGGTGCGCCGACATTTTGAGGTCGACGAAATCCGCGCGTGTTGGGACGAGTATCTTTCGTGGTCGCAGGAGCGCTCGCCGTTCCGCTCGCTCAAGACTCTCGACGAAGTTCGCGAGGTAGCTGACGCGCTGGGAAAAGGGCAGGCCTCCATGACCAGCTTGCCGCGCTACGAGTACGGTACGCTGCGCGCCATCATCACTGCACTGGTCGACCGGCGTGCGACATGGACGACGGCGAACTCCTCGGGTATCTCGCAGCCGACCGTCTCGCACGACGACTCCTCCGAGAGCTTGACCCCGACGATTGAGATTCACGAGGGCTAGGCCATGGCGCGCGCGGTACTCGAAATCGACGCCAACACATCGGGCATCGCGGCAGCGTTCGGCGCGATCCGTACGCAGGCGCAGGAGACAGAGCGCGCCGTGCGCGGCTCGCTAGGCAATCTCTTCGCGGGCATCCCGCAAGGCTCGCGACGTGCGCAGCAAGCTGCGTCGCGCGATGCGCAGACGATGAGCCGTGATCAGGAGCGCGCTGCGCAATCGAGCGTGCGCGCGTTCGTCCGCGGCGAAGAGCAGAAGCGCCGCGCGGCGCAGCTTACCGCAGAGGGTCGCGCGCGCGCCGAGCGTCAAGCGACGGAGATCGCGCGTTCGGAGTCGCAGCGTCGGGGGCTTACTGCCGAGCAGGAGGCTCGGCTGCGGCAGACAGCGCTCGAGCGCGTGACACGATCTGTCGAGGGCGAGGAGCGCCGACAGACGCAGGCCGTCGAGCGCGAGTCTCGACGTCGTGAGCGCGCGGGCCGCGATATCGGGATCGGGCTCCGTCGCGGTCTCAACGTTGGCGGCGACGCGGCGCTCAACGTCGCGCGGCAGGCGCACTCGCAAATCCAAGACGCTCGGCGTCAGCGCGCCGAGAGCGAGCACACGCTCAACGCGGCGTTCTACCAGGCGGGCATCGGCGGCGGTGAGGCGACCGCGATGCGCGCGCGGCTTGAACGCGAGATCTCTACGGGCGGGCTGCGCGGGCTGTCGATGGATCAGGTCTCGGGCGCTCTCATGGGCGCGCAGACGCAGTTCTCCGCTCTCTCGGGCGCGAACCCCGCAGAGCGCGCGGCGCGCTTCAACCGACAGATCGAACTCGCGCGATTCGCCCGCGCGACGTTTCAGGATCCCGGTGAGGTAATGCGCGTTGCGGGGATGCTCTCGCAGCAGGGCGTCGGCAGCGCCGATCAGATGGCCACGCTCCGGTCGCTCACGGGGATGGCGCAGGCGGGGTCTATCGAGCTCTCAACGCTCACCTCAACCGCGCTGGGACCGCTCATGGCAAACGTGTCGCGCTCGGTCAGCGCCACAATGGCGCCGGCCGAACGCGCGTCGGCAGTCCAGCGCGCGGTGTCGGAGACGATGGCTGTCGGCGAGCTCGGCGCGGCCGCAGGTCTCTCCCCGCGCGACTCGCTCAACGCTCTCGCGAAGATGCGCAGCAGCGTCGAGAATCCGATGGTCGCTGATCGGCTCGATGCTCGCCTTCGCGCGACGGGGCGCGAAGACCTGGCAGGGCAACTCGTCACGCGTGACGCGCAGGGCCGCGCGCAACTTCGAGATCGCAACCCTATCGCTCTGATGTCCTCGCTCGTCTCGGGCATGGGGGGCGACGCGAACGCAGTCAGCAATCTGCTGTCGGCGGGCGGGCGCAACGCTGCGATGGTGCTCGACTCGCAGCAGCGGCGGCTTATCCTCGGGATGGCCTCGCAGACGGGCAGCGGTCAAACGGTCGCACAGCGCGTCGCGCAGATGGAGGCAGCGGGCACGCGCTTCGGCGTGGGCGACATTGCGCGCGGAGCTGCCATGGTCGAGGGCGAGCAGCGCACGGCGCTGCAGGCCTCCGAGGAGACGCGGCTCGGCGCGCTCACCGACAACACCTCCGCGATGGTGCAGCTCTCGAACGCGATCAATGGCTGGACGGTGCGCAATCCTATTGCGGCTGCTGGCATCCAATCGGGCGGTGGGCTGCTCGGCGGCGCGCTCGGCGGCGCGTTGTTCCCGCGCGTCGGGCAGGCGCTTGCGGGCACCACCTTGGGCGGGTGGCTTACGGGTGGCGGCGTCGGCGCTAGCCTCATTGCCGCAAAGGCGTCGGTGATTGCGGCGCTCGGCTCAATGGGCGGCATCGGCGCTACCCTCGCGGGGTCGGTCGGCGCGGCGGGCGTAGGCACCGCAGGCGCCGCTGCGCTGGCGTCCGCAGGAGCGGGCCTCGGCGTCGGCGCGCTCGTCAATCGCGCGCTCTACAGCGACGTCACGGGGGCCACCGAGGGCGGCGTCGCGACGGGCACAGCGCGCGGGCAGGCGTCGTACACGAACCCCCTCAGCGCGGACTTCTGGCGCGGCTTCGGCACGTCTCTCTCGCAGGCCGTGCGAGACGGCATGAGCGACGCCACCATTACCGCAACCGTCTCGCCCGTCGACGCCACGCACGCCGCAACGCAGGGAGCGCCATGACGGACTTCGATAGACTGCCAGAGGCTGAATACCGGGGGATCCGATTCCCTCTCGAGACGAGCGACATGGAGGGCGGCAACGACTTCGTTGAGCACACCGCCTATCGTCGTCGCGGGGCAGACATGGAGCCCGCGGGCGTCAAAGCCTATCGAGGCTCGCTCACGATCCCGCTCATCAACACCGGGCCGCTCGTGGCTCGCTACGGGACGCTGTGGCCCGACCTGCGCGGCGACCTCATCGCGGAGTTCGAGGCGCACCCCATCGGCACGCTGGTGCACCCGACGTGGGGCACGCTGGAGATCGCGGTTCAGTCGTGGTCGGCGAGCGACGCGCCCGAGATGCGAAATGGCCAGCGACTCAAGGTTTCGTTCGAGGAGCACAACGCCTCGCTTGCCTCGCTCGTGGGCCTCGACGGTGCCGTGACCACGGACCCGACGACGACCGTGCAGACGCAGGCGCAGACCGCCGACGCGCTCGGCGCGCCATACACGGGCTACACGCCGATGGCGCCGGACATCACAGCGACGCTGGATATGCTCGAATCACAAACCCTGCTCGCGCAGTCGCAAGTCGTGTCGGCGCTCACGACGATGCAGGGGCTCGTCACCTCGCGTCTGGCGCTACCGTCGCTTGCCGTTGCGACGGCGCACGCCGTCGTCGTGGCGCTGCTCGCGGTGCGCGTCGCGGTGCAGGGATACGCCGCTCGCTACGCGCCCGGGATCGTCGGTGTGCGGTACTTCGTGGTCCCCACGGAGATGAGCGTCGCGGACATCGCGCAGCGCCTCTACGGCGATCTCTCAAAGACTTCACTGATCTACGCGGCCAACAGCTTCGTTGATCCGCTGCTCGTCACCCCCGGCACCGTGGTGACGGTGCTCCCCGCGTCGTGATTGACCCGAGCGCGTACGATCACTCGGTCGACCTCGTGCTGTGCACGACAGGCACGACCATCGATGTGTGGGACGAATACGTCATCACGCTTGATATGCTGCAAGCGGGCAACGCGTGGACCTTTGCGTTCTGGCGCAGCGCTGCACGACGCACGACGTGGGACGTAATCAAAACGCTGGTGCGCGCAGGCGACGACATCGGGCTCTCTATCGACGACGCGTGTCAGCTCACAGGGCGCATTGAAACAATTCGCACGGAGGCCGACCGCAAGAGCGGCGCGACGGTGATCCTCTCGGGACGCGACCTCGCAGGCCCCGCGCTCGACTTCGACGCAGACCCGACGCTCAACGTCCGCAACCTCGCTCTGGGCGAGGCGCTCCCACAGATCTTCGGGGCGCTCTCAATCCCATGTCGCGTGGTCGACTCGGCAGCCAACGTTCGTGTCACCACGGGCCGCGCAGCAGGGCTGCGCGGCACCTCGCAGACTGCTGCTCGCTCGGTCGTCGTCGACCGCGCGCACCCTACGCCTGGCGAGAAGTGCTGGGCGTTCGCCGACTCTATCGTGTCGCGGCTCGGGTACTTGTGCTGGGTGGCCCCCGACGCTGAGCGAGGACTTGCGCTCGTGGTCGACGTGCCCCGCACATCGGGCGCACCGTCGTACGTGCTCCTGCGACGCGAGATCACGGGCGGCTCAGGTGGCTACGAGGGCAACATCCTGACGGGCGGCGAGACCGTGAGCATCAAGGGCGTGCCTACGACGGTCAGCGTCTACACGGGCTCAGATCGCGGCGCGGCAGTCTCCTCGCGCTCGGCGTCGACGACGTTCAACGTCGGGCTTACGGACCCTGCGGTGTCGCGCGGCCTCGTGCTGGACCCGCCGCCGCCGCAACCGAGGCACATCCGATCTCAGCGGGCGCGCACGCGAGCTCGCGCGGCGCAAGAGGGCTCGCGCACGATCCTCGAGGCCATGCGCGGATTCCGCAGCTACGAGTGCACCGTGCGTGGCCACGGGCAGACCGTCGACGGCGTGCGCACGCTCTTCGCGCTAAACACCGTGGCGCGCGTGCGCGACGACGTCTGCCTCGACTCGCAGGGCGCGCCGCTCGACGAGGATATGCTCATCACTGGTCTGGAGTTCCGTCGCAGCCGCACTGGTGGTACGCTCACGCGGCTGCGTCTCGTGCCCCTCGGCGCGCTCGTTGTGGAGCCCTCCAGTGGATGATGTGATCCTTGAGTTCGGCAAGGTGCTAGCGATCACGTCATCGTCGTCTACGCGTGCCGTGACTGTTCAGATCGCGGCGGTGGGACAGGAGGGCGCCGACGACTCCGCGGAGCGTGGCGACGACGTCGAGGTGTTGCAGCCTGCGGGACTCGCTGCATCGCCCGCGCTTACGGCTACTGCAGAGGCGGCGTACGTTCGTCTCGACGATCGTCAAGTTGCGCTCGCGCTCATCGATAAGGGCGCGCCTGCGCAGACCGTCGAGGCTGGCGAGGTGCGGCTCTACGGGTGCGGCGCGCTCAACGCGACCGCGAACGTGCGCGTGCTCCCTTCGGGCGGCGTCGAGGTCAACGCGAAGACCGGGCAGAGCGTCACCATCGTGGCTCCCGCGGCGGGCGTGGTGATCTTGCAGAACGGATCGCAGGCCTTCGTGCGCGGCAACGACTTCTCCTCGGCGCTCAACACGGGCCTCGACGCAATCGCAGCGCTCAATCTCGCAGTCGGAGTATTCGCAACGGCAGCGGGCACGTTCCTGCCTCCGTTGGCGCCCGCGGCCGTCGTCCTCAACACCGCCATCGGCGTGTGCAACACAGCGCTCAACGTGCTCAAGGCGTCGTCGAGTGTGTGGCTCTCGACGAAGGTGCTCGGCCAATGACATACGCTGTCACGCGACGACGCGCGCCTGCAACGGGCGAGGTGGTCATGAGCGGAAACGCGTGGTCGCGATCGACGGCACCAATGTCGGAGATCGTCGCGATGACCATGCGCACGCAGCTCGGCGCGTGCCTCGTAGATCCCGAGCTCGGCGTCGATTGGGCGCGCGTGTCGAAGAACGCGACGGGCGCCTCGGCGCTCGCGCGCACCACGATTGAAACGGCGCTCGCCAGGTATGTGCGCGCGGGACAGATTGCAGATCTTGCCGTGACGTGCGAGGTGTCCGGCGGGCGTCTGCTCTACGAAATTTCCTACCGCGATCCTCGCGCGACAACGCTCGTGCGGACACGCCTCACCGGAGCGATCTGATGGCCTTTACGGTGCGAACGCGCTCGGAGATCCGAGATCAGCTCCTGTCGTACTGGAGCGCCGAGTACGCTCTTCGTGGCGAGACGCTTTTGACCTCGGCGGGCTCCGACGCCTACCTGCTCGCGTCGCAGATCGGCGTCGTTCAAGAGGCGCTCGACGCGCAGGCCTCGCAGATTGCTCGCGACATCTTGCCGGATCAGGCGTCGTCGACCTCGCTCGCGCGCTTCGGCGAGGTCTATGGCATCGCGCGCCCCGCGGGCACTGACGCGACGCTTGCAGCGCAGGTGACGGCCGCTGCGCCGCTCACGACGTACGCAATCCCCGCCGGCACGCTGCTCGCGTACACCGACGGCTCGCTCTATCTCGTGAGCAACACGAGCATCACTACCGACGGGGCGTCGCACGCGACGATCCTTGCGACCTCGACGACGATTGGCAGCGCGAGTTCTCGCAGCGTTGGCGACGTGCTGACGTTTCAGACGGCGCCGGCTGGACTCAACCCGACAGCGACCGTTACGACGGCTGTAGCGGGCACCAACGCAGCGACCGACGACGTCTACCGGGCGCTGATCGTCGCGCGTCTGCAGGAGCGTCCAGCTAGCGGCAATCGAGCCGATTGGCAGGCGTGGGTGTCGGGCTACCGCGGCACGTCGATCGTCGACGCCTACATCTATCCTCTCCTCCAGCCGCCTGCGAGCAACCCTGGCAACGGCACTGCCAACGTGCTCGGCTGCGTCACTGTCGTGGCCGTCGGCCCCGCACAGGGCGACTCGACGACGAACACGCGCATCGTGCCCGCCGACGACGTGTCGACGCGCGTTGCAGGCGGGCCGCTCCTGCGCGTGATCGACTACGTCGAGGGCACTCGCACCGCGGATGGGACGCCGACCGCGACGGGCGTGCAGTTGCGCCCCGTGACGATGGGCGCTGCGGACTACACAATACAGACGATCAACGTGCAGTCGCAGAACGTTCAGCTCGCGCTCACGGTAACGACCGCAAACGCTTTCCCCTTCGTGTCGTCCCCGGGTGTGAGCGCCACCTCCACGAGCACCGCGCTGATCGTTTCGGGCAACTACGGCGCGGGCGGGCTCGAGGATCTCTCGGGCCTCTCGGCGCTCGTGTACATCGGCACCGCGAGCATCCGCGGGGGCTACCAGCAGGTCACGCTAGGCACGGGCACCTACAACGGCGGGACGGGCTTTACGACGTTTCCTGTCGCGCTCTCGCACGCGCCCGTCACGCCCTCGTTCGTCTATGCGGCGCCGCCCTGTTGGGCTGCTGTGCGCTCTGCGGTGTTCGCGTACTTTGACGCGCTTGCGCCGAGCGACTCTTCGCCCGCCTCGCGGTGGCCCTCGGAGGATGCGAGCGGTGATCGCTCGACGCTCTACCTGAGCGCGCTTGCGGGCGCGATTACGCGCGTCGACGGCGTGCTCTCGTGCACGGTCACGACGCCCGCCGTCAACACGTCGCCCTCGACGTGGAAGACCGTTCTCACGCTCGGCTCACTGCTGGTGACGCCGTGACCCAGATGCAGTCGTTGCCGACGTCGAGCACTACGGCGCGCGCTTCGACGCTCGCGATCGCGCGTCAGATCCTGCGCTCCGTTGGGCCTGGCTGGCAGGCTCCGCAGGATTCGCTCACCGCCGCTGACGCGCTGGCCTTTGCGGCATCGCTCGACGATGGACGCCTTGAACTCCTCTCCGTGCTCGACCAGGCGTTTGCGTCTAGCGCAACCGAGCTCCTTTCGGAGCTTGAGGCGCTCTACAGCCTGCCCGTCGATGCAGGGCTCACCACGAGCGAGCGGCAGGCTCGACTTACCGCCTACGTGCGCGCTTCAAGCGCAGGCACGCCCGACTCGATTGCGTCCGCGCTTGAGGCGCTGACCGGCGGGCCGTGCAGCGTCGGAGATTCGACCCCGGGCGGTCGAAGCGTGTTCCTCTTTGCGTGCGTTGTGCCTCTTGGATTCGTGCAACTCGCGGTGAAGAACGCGCGCGTGCGAGATCTCGTGGATCGTATGAAACCCGCGCACACCGACTACACTGTTGTTAACGCCGTCGGGTTCTACTGCGACGGCTTCAACAACACCTTTCTCGACTGCACCGCGCTCGGGAGCTGACCATGGATCGCGTCGCCACCTACACCACCAACGCCATCGTCACGAGCACGCAGCTCAACACGATCCAAGATCGCGCCGCGGGCGGCGTGCCGTCGACTACGGGGCTTCTCACCGGCGCAAATTCGGGCGAGCGACTGCTCTGGTGGCAGAGCGCAAGCGACATTGCAAACGGCGCCATTCTGACCGTCGACACGGCATCGTGGAAAGACTTCGTCGTGTCGTGGGAGCTGTTCCTCGCGGCGGGCGCGTTGCAGGATATCGGCGCTGCCAACGACTACGTTTTCGATTCGGGAACGCAATCGCGCGGCGTCGGGTATCTCGGAAACGGAGCGCAAAACTCAACCGGCGGTCAGGTCACCAACGGCAACCCTCCGGTGCGAGCCGCAGGCGCATCGTGGGCTGCTGATCTCGGCGCCGGAATGTGGCTCTACGTCGACGGCTTCGACTCGAACACACTCAAGCTCTACAACAACACTGGCGGCTCAAAACGCACGCCATTCCTGCACGTCGTCGGCACAAAAACCAACAAGAGGTAGTCATGGGCAACCCCGCGTCTTTTGTCACCGCAGCCAGCATTCTCGATGTCAACACGTTCGCGCAGCTCCAGACCTTTTCGGGCGGTGTCGCCGTGACCGGTGGGATCACGGGCGGCGTGCGCCAAATCCTCCCCTTCGGCGAGCCGAACATCCCCTTCGGCGACAACGCCTCACCTGCGCTGTCGACGCCTGTCGTGACGCACTGGTGCGGCGTGACCGCTCTCGGCACCGTCGGGTTCGTGGCGCCGCGCGCGGGCTCGCTCACGGGTCTCTCGGTCAACCTCTCGGTTGCCGCCGCTGGGAGCAACGTGATCTTCGGCGTCTACAAGAACGGTACGATTTTCAACGCCGCGGCGATCGTTACGCTCGCGAGCGCCACGAGCGACGTGAAGGCGAACACGACGTTCGCCGAGGGCACCTACACCTTCGCGGCGGGCGACATCATCACCGTCTGCCACCGCGCGGGCTCGGGCTGGACCGCGACCACTTCCGACGCCTCCGTGGCCGTCGAGATCGTGACCTAGGATGCCCTCGCCACTCCTGCAGACCTACTCGACCACCTCGACGCTTGCGGCGGGCGTGGCGACCACTATCGACGTGCCGCTCAACGGCAGCACCAACTGGACGATCGCGCTCCGCAACACCGGGGCAACGAACGCCGTGACCGCGCTCACGATCGCTGTGAGCCCGCTCGGCACGCTCTTCGAGGCCGCAGCGTCGATCACAACGGGCATCCCGCTCGCGGCGTCGACGTCGCTCGCGGCGATCGTCGGCAGCAACCAGCCTGCGACGACTGCCCGACTTGTCGTGACCTCGACCTCGGGCACCACTGTGAGCGTGGAGGCGCTCGGTCTGTGATCACCGTCGGAACGCAAATCGTCAGCGGCGCTCCCTCGGGCGGCGGCGCCTCCGCGCCCGCGGGTACGGGCGTCGTCACGACGTCGAGCGGCGCGTTCGTCACGCCCGTGGCGTCGGCTGCGACCACGCGCAGCACGCTCGGACTCGGCTCGCTCGCAACCGCGAGCAACGTCACCGCGTCGCAGGTGAGCGACTCGACGACGGCGGGCCGCGCGATCCTGACGGGCGCCGATGCGTCCGCGCAACGCACGTCGCTCGGGCTCGGCTCGCTCGCGACGGCGTCGACGGTGACGGCGTCGCAGGTGAGCGACAGCACCACCGCGGGGCGCGCTCTGCTCACGGGCGCCGACGCAGCGGCGCAACGCACATCGCTCGGCCTCGGCGGCGCAGCAGTGCTCGCGGTCGGCACCACGGCGGGCACGGTCGCAGCGGGCAACGACTCGCGCTTTCTCGCGGTCGGCACGGGCGCGGGCACCGTGGCCGCGGGCAACGACTCGCGCTTCGTGACGGCCGGGCTCGACCTCGCGCGCGGCGCGGCGTCGGCTGTGGGCGCTCGGTACTTCGCGACGGACACGAGCGTCACCTACAACGACACCGGCAGCGCGTGGACAGGAGACGAGACCGTGGGCCTCACGGGCTGGTCGGGCGCGACGGGGCGACTCACGTCGACAGCAGCGACGGGTGGCACTGCGTCGGGCCCGGTGCTGCTCACGGGCGGGTGCACGTGGATCCTCCGCTGGTATCAGGGCACCGTCGCGGGCGGGACGCAGCGGATCTTCGTCACGTACACGAACGGGTCGCGCGGATGGCAGATCGCACTGAGCAACCCCACCGCGAACAAGATCGGCATCATTCTGTTCGGAATCAACAGCTCTGCCGCCATCGAGAACAGCGCGTCGATCACCGTCGGGTGGCACTGCGCCGCGTTCTCGGTGGCGAGCGGCGGTAACACCATCATCCACAGCGTCGATGGTGCGGTGGCCACGACCTCGACGCCGACGGGCACCTACCTTCCGCCCGTCACCGCGGATACTTTCTCGATCGGCGCGGGCCGCATCTCCGATGTGCCGCTCCAGAGCGACACCGAGCTTTATGAGCTGCGCGCCGTGTCGACGGCGCTCTCGGCCGCGCAGGTCGCTGCGATCACCGCGACTCCGAGCGTTGCGAAGCTGCCGACGCTCGCGAGCGTCACGACGGATTTTCTGGTTCGTCCATCGCTCATCACTCCTGATGGCACGGGCACCTCGTGGCTCTCGAAGGGCGCGACACCGCGCGTCGTGCTGCGCACGGGCACTCTCACCACGGCACTGAGGTAGTCATGGCCACGATCACACAGCACTGCCTCTACTACACCGCGCAAAGCGACACGGTCGTCGCCCTGGTCGCGCACTACGGCCGCGACCTCGGCGACGGCACGCACGAGGTCTACGTGATCTCGCGCGGCGGCCCCACGGTCGCCGTCGTCGCCGCGCGATGCGATCCCGCCACGCCCACCGCGGGCTGCTGGTCGGAGCTGCCGTGACCGGAGCGGAGGTCGGCGCGATCGTGGCCTCGCTCGGAGGCGTCGGATCAATCGGCGCTGCCGCGCGCTGGTGGCTAGACCGCGCCGACCGTCTCCGCAAAGACGACCTGGCTCGCGAGGATGCACGCGAGGATGCGCGCGCCACACGCGCACAGGCGACGGGCGCTGCGCTCACGTCCGCTGCGGCGTCGATCACGTCGCTGTCGTCAGAGATCGCGCGCGTGCCCGCGGCCCTCGCGACGCTGGAGGCGCGGCTCTCGCGAATCGAGCAGCAGCTCGCGGTCCTTGACGCGCGAGGCGCGAGCACTGACCATCACACGAACGGTGTCGCATGATCGCTGCCGATAGCGTCCTGCTCGGTGCCTCTGCTCTCGCGAGCGCGTGCGCTCTGCTGGAGACGTCTCGCGCGGCGCTCGCGCTGACCATCGACCAGATGCTCGAACGCGACCGGCGCTCGTGTCCGGCGCCCTCGCGCTCGGTGCTCGTGCTTGACGACTCACCCGCCGTGCGGCTCGCGACGGTGCACGCGCTCGCGGCGCTCGGCGTGCCTGTGCTCGAGGCGGCATCGACCTCGGAGGCACGCGTCGCGATCCGGCAGAGCAGGCCCGCCGCAATCGTCGCTGACTACCACCTCGGCACCGAAACGTGCCTCGCACTGCTGCGCGACCGGCCCGCGTTCTGCCGCGCGGTCATCGTGTCGGGTCGCGTCGACCTCGCAACGCTCGCGCCTCTCGCGCGCGCCGTCTCGGCGGATTTGCGCGGGCGACCGCTCGACCTCGACGAGGAGCGCGCGCTCTGCGACCTCGTGCGCTCGTATCTACCGGAGGCCGTGTGAGGCCGCTCCTCGTGCTCGCGCTCGCGCTCACAGGCTGCCCGGGCGGCGGTCTCGCAGGCGTCGTGGGCGTCGTCAAAACTA